CTCGATCCGAGCGCCCTGTTTATACTCAGAAACGCGATGAGTCTTCGGAGTCGTACCCGAATGGCATTACACCCGATGACACTCCCTGGTCAGGGGACGTGCCACAAGGTAGGCCCAGGAGACCATTGCTATAATCCCGTTCCCAATATTGACTACCACCCTCCTTACGAGGCGCTGGTAGGCCACTACCCCACCATCACGACCCTCGTGGTGTTGGCAGTAGACAATACTAGTAGTAGAGTTACAATGGGCCTGGACAGAGTAGGAAGCATCACACTGTCTGCTACCCAGTAGCAGTGGGTGCCTCTTGTCTCTCCCGGGTGGGGACGTGCTTTGGTACCAAACACAGAGCCGGACCAACCAGCGGTATCCGCAAGGACCTACTGACTAGCCCGACACTGCGCACGTTTTGCAAGCAAGACGGACAGTGCGGGCGGCCAACCAGACAACCTACCCTATACCTCGGGACCCTTATCAAGGGCCATTAGTCGGTACAGGAAGCTCTATATGAGCCGGGGGCAGCGTGCCCTCGTACTTAGACAGAGCCTTCTGTACCCACGCCATCTGTCTTCTTCTTCTTCGTTCCTCGCGGTTGCTATCCGCAGCGAACTGGAAGTTAAAGGCAGACCGCGTCCGCGCCCTACTCACTGCGGATAGGTACTCAAGAGAGTGCCCGCGGTAGAGCTCGAGAATCCGATCACGAACACGCTTCCTAAAGAAAACGTATCCGGACATCATCCTCTGCTCTCCGGGTGTAGCCATACTCTCCAAAGCGGCAAGAAATGCCGCATTGAGGAGCTGGCTATAGCGGATGATGAGTTCACCCATCAACCACCACCCCAGTGGTGTACCCACTAACAGGATAAGCCGGACCAGCCCCCCGGTGATCTCCGAACTAACCCCACATTGTTTAAGCCCTGTAAGGGGCCAACTCCGTAAGAGCCAGCGTTGAACTCCGGGGCTCACTGTATTCAGTGAGTCCATCCATTTACCTGGATAAAGGCGGTTTAGCCAACCCTGGAAGGAGGTAGTCTCAAGAAGCCCATATGCACCGAGCTCATCTGTTGGGATCTTCGATCCTACGGTTAGGATCTCGTGAAGATCGACAACAGAGAGACGGGACGCATGGACTATCAACCAGATACCCCTCCACCATGGATAGGCTGGCTGCACTAGAGTTGTGAGTGCAACTCTGATGCCGACCGGATACGTTCTGATGGCTTTCTTAAGGTCAACAGAGCGTGCCGAAAGCAAGGAAATTGCACGCGCAACGGCGATGGGAAATAAGGCAAAGCCACGACGATGAAGGTGTCGTATAACGACAGCTGCATCAATGGGATAACGGAAAACTTGATACAACAGTTTAACCGGAATCCCACTCACGTCACCTTGAGGTGTGACGAGTCTCTTACAAAACTCGAACACACCCGAAGTAGATATCAAGGATTTCTCCTCTGATATAACAACCCCTAGTTCCGACATCACCTCGCGATACCGTTTCGCTACCTCATGGTCGAAGATCACGATATCGTCACCGACGATACCGTAATCCTCGAACCAGGAGGTACGGCCTATAAGACCTGCGCAGTACTGAACGATGGCATGGTGTGCCAACGCCAGCAATGCCCAAGAAGAATAAGCCCCCATAGGCTGGCCTACTGCATAAAGACGGGATAGCCAGGGTCCATCCGGACGGAGTCCCTCTTCCACACTCCATACAGAATCTCTGTCCCACCACTTACGGGCGGTAAGGAGATGCTTCCAAAGAGTTGCTTCCTCAAATCCGATGATATGAGAAAGTAACTCCTGGTACAGGTGCACTGGCATCCTGTCAGTCGCAGCAGACAAGTCATATGAGTAAACGGTAAAATCCTTACCATGCTCACCCAACCTCAAGAGGATCGAATCCTTGAGGCGGGATACACAGGCTTCCTGGTCAAACGTACCGTCTTGGGGGATTGTGCGGAGGGTGTCAAACACCAGATTATGGACAGGCTTCATAAGAAGCTGAGTCCAATAATCGGTTATGGCAACAATCCGCACTTTCCCGGCAGGCTCCTCAATACGATGGAGCCTACTAAGCCAAGAGGTAACGCCAGACAGCGCAGTCCATCGTGGAAATAGTATCCAATGGACGAAGGCAAAGAACCTGATCTGCATCGAAAACCAGATTCTGTACCAACGACCATAGACTGCACCAGCGTACTCCCTCTGGAATAAACGGATAGTATTGTGACTACCAGAGAGCAGCGAGGCTGCATCTCTGATAGCACTAACACTACCCATCATCCCATGAGGGCCTACACTGGTACTTAACCACAGTCGGGGTCTTTTGAGCTTCCCTATCTGCAGATGGCCGAGAAACCGTCCCACAGTGTCCGAAAACCCTAACAGATGGTCACTCTCTCCAGAGTAGCCATCGGTTATGGTCTCAACCTTGACTTTAGGAGGGACAACTAGTCCCCTATAAAGTCCTAGGAGCGTCAGGGTTAGCATTATGCCAACTCTGTCGCCACTGCGGATCCGCTTTCTCAGGTCCGCGGGGATGAAGGAGGGTAAACCCCCTCGTAACCCCACGAACGGCGGACTAATGGTATTGCGAAGGGCCCCACCAGAGCAATAGTGCTCAACCGCCCTCTTGCACTCTTTTAAGTACAAGACGGTGAATTCAGCACCATTGTTCCGGATGAGGGAGCGTATTGACTGACCGAGGCCAGTTAATGCACTCACACCAAACAGGAGCACCAAGAAATCAGTTAATTTCTTGATGCCTCCTCCGGTAGTTAACCAGTTGTTTACTTGATTTAACATGTGTTGAATTAAGAGCAATTTGTCACTCCCTCGAGTGACTTAATGGTTGACTGCTACGGAAAGCATTCCGTCGTTCTGAGAGTGACATCTCTCACGCAGGACCAGTAAGCCACGTCAAGGGGACGTGGTCTGGAGGTCGGCACCGAACCGGTCGCGGGAGGGGGCCAGAGGACACCTAACGTGAGGTATGCAGAACCTAATCCGTCAGGGCATAGCCGGGGGCCCATCGCGACGCGCCTCAGCACCTGAG